CAGAAACAATTTTATCAGAGGTCTGTTCATATATGTCCCAGTCTAAATAACTATTGTGTGGGTGTGGACCCTTAATATTACTAGCTGTCTGCCCATGGGGAATTGGTTTAGTTGAAAACGTGTAACAATTATTTCTGTTATCCGGTTCTTGAGTATGATAATTAAAAGATTCACACTGAGGGTTTGTTTCACACTCGTATTTACATTTATCGAGCGTTGCATTTTCAAATTTTTCTAAAAGAGTTTCAGCCCATGTCCCCACAATTGTATTCCCGTCAAACTTCGTTCCCTCATATTTTTTCCATGCAGTGTCGGGCGAGGCGTCGGCGTCGATCGCTGGAGGAGCAGGTGAAGGAGGAGGTGGATCGGGACGGATCCATATCTTACTTTCTAATTCAGTATTTGTTGTGTTATCTTCTATAGGACGAACCTTGGCTAAAGCACAAGAAGTTTCCACATCTCCAGATTCTTCTGTAAATTCTAAAGATTTACACTCGTCCTCCTTCTCACATAGAGATTTACATTGTTCGAGTGTTAATCCTTTTTGAATCGCGGCACCCTTCAATGAGACAGCTAAGCCCGTCTTGTAGTTAACATTCACCCAATTATTTTCCATTACAGACGCATCGAAATAACCTTCACCCGTCGTGTTCCCCGTCCACTCAAACCAGTTCTCACTAACAGTATCGTCTAGTGGGATAGGAGTTTTGGGTATAGTATAAGTATACTTGACATTTTCTGGAGATGTACCGGAGCCTCTATTCTCCGATTCTTCAATAATTATTTTTGAATTTTCTAATATTTTCCAACCTGGTGCATATATAGGTTTATAATACGATATTTCGATTTTTTCGATTTTATTATTTTTTTTAGAAATGGTAAATACCCTATCATCAAATTCCACACCATCGGTGGCATTTACAGATTTCTTAATCCATTGTGCGAAGCTGTTATCCTCCTTAAACATGTTATCCAAATCCTTTCCTGGTTGTTTATCTATTTTTATATATATGTCATCATTGTTATTTTGACTGGTCAGTAAAACACCATCAACTTTTATCCATTGAATTTCTAGACCGTAATTACTGTAAGTTGTCATCCCTTTGTGAGAAAGCTTATTCATAATAAAGGCGTACTCGTAGAGTTTATACGTGTTTACAGTTGCTTCAGTAAGTTGTTGAAAAGTCAAATCGTTGCGTTCTTTCTTATCAAGAAATCCTCTACCCACAGTTAATTTGGTTTGGTCAAATTTAATGTTCTTTTCTATAAGTAAATTATCAGTTTTTTTTTCATCGTAATAAAGTTTTACAGTTAAACCATCACTTGGGTAACTAGTAAACGTATACCCACCCAAGATTTGTACCTGATTATTTGTAAAATTTCTAAACAAGTCTGGTCTACTGTCTTTCGTAATTTCCATATCGTCTGTAATCTTATCGTCACCATTCATAAAACTAATAATCCATTTATTCACTATACCTTCAATAGATCCCTTATTTTTCCATTTAAAAGTAATATCACCTGTATCATATTCTTCCTTCTTACACATGTTTTTGTATAGTATATATACTATCAAAAGTATACATAATATGATAAACAATTCACCACGTGTTATCATTTTATATAGAATAAGATAATTTATTTACATACACTCTCCTGAAAATAAAAATAAAAGTATATTATAAAATGAATACCAGACCAGTAACAACTGTTATTCTCGAAGCACTTATTATAGGTATAATGTTACAATTGATTTTTATGGGAGTAACGAGATTTGTATATAAAGGTACGGGTGTTTTGATACTCTCGGGTGCGTTAATACATTTACTTTTTGAATATTCGCCTTTAGGTAATATGAATGAAAAATGGTGTAAAATTATATTTAAATAAAATTTAATCTAAAAACAAGTTCATTTCTTCTAAAAGAGAATCTTTATCTCGAATTGTTTCAAATAAATCGTCGTTCAAATCTTTCAATTTATATTCAATCTCTTTATTATACTCATCAAGGTATGCTTTGTAAAATTCTCTTTCATTGCCTACATTGTGTCCCTTATCCAAAAGATTACCAATGGTATATCTCGATAAACGAATACCAATATCACTCGCGCGTTTTTTAACGGCCATAGTTCTAACATTTGCTGTAATTCTTTGTCTCGGTTTAGTATTACGAATAAGTCTTTGTATTTGATCAATACGAATATCCAATCTTCGAATTTCAGCCTCGTCACCATGACGCGAAGCCATTTGAAGTCTTCTCATGTCTCTAATGAACCCTTGATCGTTAAAAATTTCTCTCGGGACTTGTATTTCTGGTAATAACATGGTAACCATATCGTCCAACTCATCAGCATCGGCCATGAGAACATCATCGCCATCGTCACGGTTACCACCTTGATTCGAAGGTGCGTCTGCATCGGCATTTTGTAATTCTTGGTCGGCATTTTCATAATATCTATATCTATTTCCCCGTTCCGTTCGTATTGGTGAAAATGGTACAGGTATTCCCCTTGTATCATCAGTCATGATATTTCGTAATATAAATTCCTCATCTTCATCGGTTTCTGAATCGTTATTTGAATCAGTACGAGATATAGACTCGTGTACTTTTTTAATTGAATTACACATTTCAAGATAATTTCCTTCCGGTATTACCATTGAATTCAAATCAATCAAACGCATTAAATTGGTAAGTTCTTCCATTTTTAATAACTTATTTTTTATAAGTTATTATTTGTACTTAGGTTTATTTTATTTTATTTTATGTGAGTGGAGGAACACCATCTATACTAACGTCGTAAAAAATATCTACCATATCATAAACTGAGTTATTGAAATTGTTAATTCGAATAATTTCATTTTCGTATTCATCGAGTTGTTGTATATATTCTTCTCTTTGACGTAATTTGTGAGAATTCGTTAAATTTAAATAGTCTTTAAAAAAATCATCCTGTGGGTGATACCCTAATGTATTTAAATCCTCTATAGTATTACAAAGTGGTAGTTCTAAAGCACCACAATATGCGTGAATAGCTTCTCGCTTGAAAATGTTAGTTATTCTAATACGAGGTTTTGTAAGATTAATGAGTTTTTTATATTCTTTACGTTTTCTAACGAGAACCATACACCGTTCAAAAATAACATCCATCGGGTTAATACGTAAACTAGATGGTAATGTGCGAGTTCTACGAGTTTGAGTTTCCCCGTTTCTAAATATATCTCTTAGTGTATTACACATATCTAAATAATCACCTTCGGGTATTTCTTCAGAATGATTGTCTATAAGCGTCATGATTTTATGAAGTGAATTAGTATTAGTAGTAGACATTATTACAATCTATATTTATTTTTTTAATAGCATATTATTAAATTCTTCGAGATAACTTTTATAAAATTCATATTCGTTAGAAACACATGGGTCTTGACATACCAACTGTTTCCAATTAGTAACACCTTTTAAACCAAGTTCTTTACATCTCTTATCTATAGCCCATTGCTTAACAACTTTAGTAACGCGTTTACGAACAGGTGTACTATTATTTTCTTTTTTTAATTTATCATGTTTTTCTTTTTCCAATTCCATACACTTTGATTTATAATACGAAAGTTCATTACAAATTTTTGTATAATGGCCCAAAAATTTATAAAGTTCGGGATGTTTATCTTTGGTAGTAGACATTTATTATTTACTTTTTTTCAATAAAAGTAGTGCTTCAACAGCTTTTCCAATTTCCTTATGTTTTAAACAAAATCCGTTCTTACCAGCTCTGCAATAACAGTTCTCGTAGGGACAGTTTGGTCTCATTTATTTAATTAAATTTTAAAGTAGTATTTTATCCACTTAGGTTTCAGAATCACTCAAAATTTCTCCTTCTTCAATTTCATCGTCAGTTTCTTCATCATCGCTATCAATAATATCCTCATCATCATATTCTAATTCATCATCCAAAGTTTTTTCTGATTCTTTAACATCGTCAATATTTTCAGGTAAAATGTTATAAAGTAAAGTCCAATCAATATATTTTTTTAATTCGTAATCATCTATGAGATCATCCATAGAAATTTTATCACACACGTTCCAATCATCTTGGAATACACCTTTCCAATATCCAATATCTTTGTATTCAATTTTTCCGGGAAAGAGTTCAACAGATAAATTTTCACCTTCTCTAAAACCATCTTCTATGAGTTCATCGTTTTTCTGTTCCATGTAAATGTTATACATGTGTTCTAAAACACCTACAGGAGTTCTGTAAAATTGAAGTTTTGGTTCGTGAAAAAAAGTGATGAAATGGGATTCTCCATATGACGTTTCGAGTTTTCTCTTAGAAATGCCGATATATGCGAGAAACCTTTTATTATTAGAAGGTATGAGATGTTCCGGGTATCCAAATTCGGCGCGAAGTCCATAAACGTCTGTCGTTTTATCGACTAATTTAGTGCATAAACTATTTAAATGTGTAAGTTGAACGAGTGTGGTAGAGTTTTTTAAAAGTTCGTGTGTAAGATTATTCATTGTATATATAACAACATGGTGTTTTTTGTTTAAGTAAGATTAATTGATTGAATGTGTATAATATTTATTTTATTCGTCAATATTAGTTTTTTGGCATGGTATAGAGAAGTTCTCCCCAGTTACCAACACTTTTCATTTTAATATTATTTTTATCAATAAAACGTTCACCAGATTCAATGTTTGTGAAATATTTCTGTAAATGTAAAGTCCATAATTCCCTGTCGTCATTTGAAATGTTTCGAGGAATAATTATAACACGCTTAGCGTGAATGTTAACTTCCTTATCACTCGAGTTTAATTTGGATAAAAGTATTTCAAGAAATGGAAGCATGACTTCTTCACATCCTTTATTTTCGTGATAAAATTCAACAGTTCGAATATCATCACGAACTCCCATTTTACTTAAACCAATAAAACCCAGATAATTTTTTTTAGAATCTTCAGATTCCCATGGAAAGTCTTCATTAGGTTTAAGTCCCCAAATTTCCATTTCAAGTTCACGTCCACTCAAAATATTTGAAAAGACATCGTTCATATCTTTAACTTCTTCGAGTTTAGTGTGTTTTTTCAAAAGCTTATAATAAAGAGACATTATAAAATATTTATTTTTTATTTGTTTAATTGATTTTTACATTTCATCTATTCGACTTAGGTCTTCGTTATTCGTTAAAATTTCTTCTGCTAAAATCTGATAAAAAGCCATTTTATATACAAAAAATCCAAAAAGTGTCGCACCCATATTAAAATCAAAGGGTAAATCGTGCGAATTCCATACAGACTCAAATAATGCGAGACACGTTGGTACCAATAACCTTTTATTTAAACCAAACGACTTTTCTATATTATCGACGTACGATGAAAGTGAATCTATATAAACATAAGAAGCAATAGTACCCAAACTCGCGGATATACCATCTATGGGTGTATGAAAAATAAAATGATACGTCGAAACTGCGGCACCGTATCTCAAAGTTGATTTTTTTATTTTGGATTTTATATTTTCATACTCGGTTATACCATCTTTTCGTTTTTTGGGACATGATATTCTAAGTGTTTTACTACCGGGGTTTATTATATTTAACATTAATTAATATACATTACAATTTATTCGTTAAGTATCTAATATGTGATATCGATATTAATATTTTCATCGTTAAAATATTTTCTTTTAAAATCACGTTCTTTATTTAAAAACTCTTCACATCTGTTAACTGATTCGTATATACGAACTTGTATTTCAGTTAATCTATCTTCGTGTGTAAAATTATCTTGTTTTCTAGACATTTTTCTCCATTTTTCGCCGAAAAGGTTTATGTATTTCAAATTACGTCTTTCGTATTCTAGTTCATTTAACATTGTTCTGTATAAAACCAATGAATACGAATCATATTCTTCACGTTCAAAATCGTCGTAACAAAACTCATCATATGCCAATGTTTTCATACGTTGATAAAGTTGGTTCCCCCCATTTTCTTTTCCATTTTCTGGCCAACATATCGAGTCTTTCTTTTGAGAATCGTGTATTTCGTAATTGTTTTTCCGGGGCTCCTGGACACATAAGGTTTTCGTATTCATATTTTTGAGATTTTTCCCATATAATCCTTTGGACGTCTTCACAGAGTTCATTTGTCGCTTGACAGAAAGCGATTTTATAGTCGTGTGTGTGTAAGTGGATGTAATCCATTTCATTTAGTTAATATTGATATTTTTCTTTTTTATATTTTTTCGACTTAGGGCGATATTGTGTAAAGGATTTATCAAATTTAGGATACTCTACTATAATCATTTCACCGTTTTCATTCGTAGCTAAAAACTCACTAATAGCACTTGATGGTGATAACATCATATCGTGATTATATTTATTTTCAGAATGTAAATGTGATTGTGATAATGAATATATCGAAGGATTACTACGTAACGACTTATTAGATTTTGATTTAAATAATTTACATACACTCGAATAAAAAGTAAACATATAACTGTTTATATTTAGTTTTATTTTTTTATATACTAAATACAAGATGGTTTCACTCCAGGAGTTACCTAAAAAAATACAATACATATCAATAGATTCAAATTATGTAAATGGTACAAATAATACATTTTCTGTAGATTTTAACTTAACATCCAATACCCATATATCTGATATGAGTAAAGTGTGTGGTTTCAAAGTGGTTGATTTCTATTTAACACAGGTAGGTACAACAAGTGGTGGTACAGGTAACGGTGCAAAATACGTCGATATAATATGTGAAGATATACCAAAACCTGCACAAATACTTGATGAACGTAAAGGTTTAATACTAAATCGTATGGCGTTAGAAAGACAATTTGACGGTGATTCAAATCATAAAATGCATGATAAACAATGGAAAGGATTTAATAGATCTACAATTTTATTTAACCCTATATCTATACAAAAACTTAACTTTGAATTATATGAATTACAAGGGGATGGTGATTATGTAAAATTACAACCCGATGCAGAATGGTACATGACTTTAGAAATTACAACAATAGACGTAAAAGAAAAGCCGGTAAATAGAGAAGTTCAGATATTAGAAGCTTTACACAAACTTATCGGAAAAATAGATGATCTCAATATAAATGTTGAGAAACTCCCCGATAAGAATGATATCGAAAAAATGGAAAAAGAAAAAAGGAAGAAAATCCCTTTATTCTATCTTTTTTTAACTTTGGGAATAATCGGTAGTGGTTTTTATTTCTTAAACCGTAAAGTTCAAGTCCCACAACCACAAATACCCATTCAACCTAGATTTTAGTATTTATTCCGTTGTCTTTTTAGTAGCGGCTTTTTTCTTTGGTGCAGCAGCTTTCTTCTCTGGAGCTGGGGCTGGGGCTGGGGCTGGAGCTGGAGCTGGAGCTGGAGCTGGGGCTGGGGCTGGGGCTGGGGCTGGGGCTGGGGCTGGAGCTGGAGCTGGAGCTGGGGCTGGGGCTGGGGCTGAAGCTGAAGCTGAACCACCATCGTCATTCCATTTACGACCAGCATTTAAATTTTTTTTTGCTCGTACCCGTTGTGCTAGTCTTGCTTTTATTCTTTCTTCAAGTTGTTTATCCATGATGTAATATATATAAAAGAAAGATTATCTTTATACTAAATGTTATTCATCGGTCCAACTCTCCTGAGTGGAATTGGGCAACACTGTAAAAAATATATGAATATATTTCCAAAAGTAGGATATACTAAGTATATAGAAATACACGAGCATATACCAGAATCAGAATCAGCTTTTATTTTTGCACTCCCTGTAAAAACATGGTTAGATAAAATACCGGAAATCAAAAGTAAAATAAAAAATGTTGCGTGTATGACAGTGTGTGAGACTGAAACTGTACACGAAGATTACGGTAAACTTTTTAAACTATTCGATAAAATAGCCGTACCAAGTGAATTCTGTAAAAAAATTTTCGAAAGACAATTTCCTGAAACAAATTTTTATGTTATACATGCACATATACCAGATAATAGACCTTATACATTTTACCATATTGGTAACGTTTATGACCCAAGGAAAAATTTTAATAAAATATTAGAGGCATTTATAAGACTTAACAAGCCAGATGCAAGACTTATAGTTAAAGCAACGTGTAAACAACCAGTTAAAATAACTGTACCAAACGTTACAGTAATAAATGATTTAGTATCTGATGAAGTTATGGAAGAAATACATAGTAAGTCAGATTGTTATGTAAGCTTTTCATCTTCCGAAGGTGTAGGAATGGGAGCCGTAGAAGCATCATTAAGAAATAAACCCGTAATCATAACAGATTACGGGGGTGCGACAGAATACATAGAAACGCCATACACTATCAAATGTGAACTTCATAAATTGCCTGTGGATGATTTTCTTTACAGAAAAGATATGCTTTGGGGAAAACCAAACATGGAACAACTTATGGAATTCATGGAAGATGCGTATACGAAAAAAATACGGTATATGGATCACCCAAAAACCCGTAGATTAACGTCTAAAGAAAATGTTTTAGAGGAATTCGTCGTTAACATAATTAGTAATCAAAACAATAAGTCCGGTGAGAATAGTACCGGAAGTAAGTGAACCTTTTTGCGCGATTAACATGGCAACAATATCATCTATGATCTTAATATTGGTTGGTTTTTTGAAAATTTCTGGAACGATTTGTGAAATTGCGAGATAAAGAGCCATGGCTATTATAACAGGTCTGAGAGTTTCTTGATCTAACATTTATTATTACATTACATTTATTTTTTAGTTGTATGTTTTTTACAAAAAGTGCCACAAGATGCTTTAAATGTACACTTTTTACCCTTAAGTGTAACAGCCTGACATATATTTGAAAATTTTTTGGTATTCAAGCATTTATCTGGTACATTTTCTAAAAATATAATTTTACTTTTTTCTCTTTTATCATCGTACTTTTTTCGAGATTCTCTAAGTTTATGAATACTTCTCGCAAACCGTTCACACTTTTCTTCTTGGTTTTTGTATAAACCTCTAGCAATATCTAAATCTTTTTTTTCATATAACATGTTCATTTTGAGTTTGTATTTGTATTTGGGTTTGATTTCTAATTTTTTTTATATATTTAATGACTGAGGTTATAAAAATGCATATAATTATAGAATTACAAATAACATAATACCATAAATATTCATATATACCCAAAAATGTTGTTAACAACATAGAAAACATAATATATACAGTATACACAATAATACCGTACAGACTGTTATTTTGCATACTGTGTAATGGTAATATACACGCTATACAATTAGATATAGATATCAAGTTATCATATACAAGTGTATAATATACACTGTTTATAATAATAAACAGATTTAACCAATGTATAATTTTTGAATCAAATATTTGATAAACGGGTTGTTGTACTCGTTGTTGAATTTCGGGGTTAGGTAAAACTTCTAATACAGTAGGTCTTTCTTCATCATGATTTATACCTATACAATGAGCTCCATCGGGTTGTATAATTTCATTATAGTACATAAAAGAATAATTACTATATCTTTTATGTATCTTAAATGCAAAGGTTTGTGTTATTTATGTAAAAATCCTTTAAAACCCTATATAAAATCAGAACATTATAACGAAAAAATTATAATTAGAGAGTATAAGAAAATAAAACCATTATTTTTAGTGAACAATGACACGTATTATAAATATATTAACTCTAAAATGAGAAGAACGTGTTATTCATGTTTTACATTTTATAGAAAACCCACTGTAGAGGAATTGCGTTTAAGAGAATGTGGAATGATAAATATTAATAAAAAATCACTTTCTATATCTTCAGACGAATTATTTTATTGGTTTGAAAGTCTAAAAATGTATACATTAAAATATCAAAATGAATGAGAAATAATATAATATTAATTAATCTATTTAAAAAATATATAAGTACTTATTAGTATGTGTGACGTATCTGGTCCAGACACAGGATCTATAGTATCTTTAAATGCTATAGGAAAACAAGATACGTATCTTATAGATAAAGATCCGTATAAATCCTTCTTTAAATACGATTTAAAACAACACTCTAATTTTAGAAAATTTCACAGAAATACAAGGGTATCAAAACCAAATGATGATAATTCATCGTGGCCGTTCAACAATTCTATAAAAGTAAAATTTAAACCACGAAATATGGGTGACCTATTATCAAACATGTATGTTTCTATAAAAATGCCACGTGTATCTTCAGGTCATCATACTTACGCCGATCAACTTGGTCGTCATTTATTTAAATCGGTAACCATGCGCGTTGACGAAATTATAGTTGAAAAATTCAATATGGATTGGGGTATAATTTACGATGAATTATATTTAGACGAATCAGAAAAAAGAACTAAAAGATATACACTAAACAGAAATGTAGCTGAGGATGCATCTACGGCAAGTCAGGGAACTATAGATTTGGGACAGTATGATTCAGAATTATTTATTCCAATACCATTTTTCTTTTCTAGAAAATATGAAAATGATGAATATGAAACAAATAAACCAAATAGACCATACTTCCCCTTATGTGCTATTCATAAACAAGAAATTGAATTTGAATTTGAATTTCAACCACAATCTTTTTTTACGGATGAACCATCTAATTTAACTGTGAACGAATTTGATATAATAACGGAAGAAATAACAATAGAACCAAGTGAGAGAACATACATAAAAAACAAAAAATATACTTTTATTACTGATATTGTTAAAAAACACCCAAGTTTAGAAATAACACCTGATATGAATGAAGCTAATATAGATCTTGTTCCAAGTATACCTGTTAAAACTATAAACTGGTTTCTTAGAAATACAGATTTTGAAAACGAGAATGTATCACGAGAATCTTCACAAACAAATACCACACCCGATGCAGAATATTATTATCAAAATCGATTCAATTTTTCATCTAGTATGACATCTACAATTCAAAATGAGTTTTATAATCCACCCATGAGTAGTGCAAAACTTTACGTTAATGGCGAAGATTTACCTGGTTTACAAGATAGTGATCACAAATATTATAAATATATAGTACCTTTTACAAGTCGTTTATCTAGACCTTTCAGGAATATATACACGTATACTTTCTCGATGAATCCGGTTAATGTGGAGTCATCGGGAAGTTTAGATTTTACATATTTGCGTTCAAATAGAACTAAATTGAACATAAAAATGAAAGAAGGTCTAACAAAAACGTATACATTACATATTTATTACGTTGGTTACCAAACGTTTACTTTTGAAAATGGTTTCATGAATTATGCTTATTAAATAATTGTTTTTTATGATCTCGAATATAATCAATTATATTATTTTTAATACACCATCTGATAAAATTTAACTGTGCTACAGTTGTGCTAATTTCATCAGTTGTCCCGGGTATAACATAATTTATCTTCTTTGATCTACAAAACGGGTCAAATAATTTTTTACTATATCCATCTAAACTTGATTTATAAGCACAGTGAACACTAAATATTTTACCGTCTCCGGTTTTATAAGATAAGTTGTTTTTTTTAGAATAATTTGTTATGAACCACTCGAGGTTTCTGAGAGAAATACCACCGGTTTTTGTCAGTATTTGATTAAGAGAATCTCTATTAGTAGAAACTTGATAAAAGGAATCTATAGAATGTAATAAGATATCCGATTTATTCATCTTATTAAATTTGTATTTTAAGCTTTAAACTACTTTTTATTACATGATTAAACCACCTAAACTAATAGGCTTATTAGTTTTATCCGCTTTAGTATTTAATTTTATAAATGTCATATCCATAACTGGATGTAAATTTATCTTTTGATCCACGTGTAATCCACAAAGATATTTTTCATTAATATCCACACGCTTACATATACATACACCACCTTTTGTTATACCACGACATCTTGGTCTACCTTTATTATCATAATGATATTGTTCGTAATAAGGATGGAATTCATTAGGTTTTATATGTATTTTTAATGCACAGTTTTCTAAATCTTTATAGACATTCTCCATTATTTTAATTTCAGTATATTCTTTTATTGGATCCACTAATTTTTTTGGTAATTTAGTTTTAATAACACGTTTAATTTTATAATCCTTATTATTTCCATCTTCCTTAATTTTAAATAATTCAAGTTTGAATATTGAACTATCGATTAGTTTATCAAAAGTAACGCGCCGACTATTAGAATTTATGTCTTCGTATATATCATATAACCTTTCGATACTCTGTTTTTTTATAGACTTATCTATTATATCTTCTATATCTTTATCGTGAGGTATTGAATATATATGAAACCCCATGTGTCTTATTATCTAATATATCCTATTTTTTAATTACCTTCCACATATCTGATATTTTTCTTTGTTTAGGATCATCCACAATTTGTTTACGTCGGTTTGGTTTTGCTCGTGTTATAAGTTCACCAAAAATCTCTTCCCTAGGATCATTAAATAACGGTTCTATCAAATCACACACTGGATTAAGAAACTTATTAAGAAAATAATATGGGTAATCTATTGGTAAATTATTATCGATCGCGTATTTAGGATCTTCTGCTTTTTCGTATGCTTTTGCACGTGGATCGTGCGTTTTAATAAGAATATAAGGTACTCTATCACCAGATTGAGGTTCTGAACCAGGTTGACGTTCACGCATTTTATTACGAACTTGAACGTGTGATAAATTCTCTGATTTATACGAATCACCCAATTGTTGCGAGAGTACCAACCTTTCATTAGAAACATCACCCTCTAATAGTTCAATAGCCCTTTGTAAAGCCAGGGCTTTTGGGGGTCCTGTATCACTACTTTCCAAAACAACATCGAGTAACTCTTTACAAACCTCTCTCATGTGAGGTGTATTATCTCGCCTTACGAGTTGAAGACCCTTCACGTCTATATAATCCATATTCATGTTTCCATCTTCATCTTGTGTCCAAAGCTTCGCCGCGTATCTTTTCTTTGAATATAAAAAATATGGACAATACACCTTTTCGAGTTCGAGATTATTTGGCTTTTTAAATAAATGTGTACATTCCGAAGCAGCCTTCACACCAAGTTCCCAACTATACTTAATCGCCTCGTCTCCTTTACGGTCACCTACATCAAATTCAACCATAACAGAATCTGTATCCCCGTATCTTACCTTTGCACCTGGAAAATTATCCTCGACATATTTCTTAGTATCATCAATCATAATTCGACCCTTTCGCGTTACAGATGATGCTATCGGTACACAAGGTAACATACCTTTAGAAGCACCCGTAAAACCATACACTGAATTCATTGAAATTTTATAAGCCAATTGTTTACCGTTATACATTTGTTTAAGGGATCCGGATGAATTTGCCATGTCTTTCTTAGCCTGTTTTCTAAACTGTTTCAATTCAGTAAGAATACTTGGTAAAAGACTAGGTACGTTTTGGACAAATTTAAACTGACCAAACGTCTCTATTTCCAAATCGGGGTATCTTTCCTTATCTTCATATTTAGGATTCATAATCAAAGTTGAATAACAAAGGTTATGTGCCACCATAATAGATGGGTAAAGAGCTTCGAAATCTAAAGCTGTTATAGGTGTATAATACGCACCTTTCTGTGCCTCGAGAACAGTAGCACCTTCATAACCATTAACCATACCCTCACCCCATGCGATTGTTGGTACGAGGTAACCCATTTCTCGCGCCTTTTTAGTTAATTGACTAAAAACTTTTATTTGTTGACCACGCTCAACCAAATAAGTTAAGGGAACCCATGTTGCTTTTGCCATCTCCAATAAATTAATAAGTATACACAGTTTTGAAAGTAATCTATGTGGAAGTAAAGTATCTTTAATACAATATTCAGCAACTTCGCGTAGTTTTACGGGATCTCCCTCAACAAAACGCGCAAACATTTCTTTGACTGGCATATCAATTTTTTGGTCTCCGAGGTATAATTTAGAAACGTTATCGAGCTTATACGAATCAAGTTTATACCCCTTTTTAACCTCATGAAATAAATCAAAAACAAATCGACCAGGGATAGGTAAAAGTTTCAGATCATTATCACCAAGTGCACTCGATGATAGCTTTTTGTATATCATTTTACACGTGTGATACTTCAGTTTACTTAATTTATAAAAATTACGATTACACATTGTTTTTGTAGCACGTTTCATTATATATTCCATATCAAAACCAAATATGTTCCATCCCGTGATAATATCGATATCTTTACTAGTGAGATATTTACTAAACGCTTCTAACATACCACGCTCAGTATCGTAACTCAACAATATACACCCTTCTAGATCAGGATCCGTTTTTTTATAACAAAAACACGTTTTATCGTAGGGTATATCGGACCCAAATTTACACAGTGAAACAGCTATTTGAAAACAACAATCACCGTCTATATCGGCATCAGGAAATTTACCAGTTGAACTATTACATTCAATATCCAAAGACGCAACTACAAAAGGTGCAGTTTCGGGTTTATCAACAGGTTTTAAGTTTTGCCAATTACTACAGTATAAATCGATATCAACCTTTGCGATATCGTTTACTTCACACTCTTCGCCAGTGTCCATCCATCCAGTAGACTGAATACCCGTTCTGTGCATTAATCTCAGGACAGGTTCGAGGTTTGATTCAAAAATCTTCAATCTTACAATTTCATCAGGAAGTTTATGTTTTAGTTTATTCGCAACACGTCTCCTATCACCCAAAGTTTGACACTCAATTTTCATAAAGTAAAATTTTTCATTATTTTGAAATCCCCAAACATCTTTATATTGAGCTACACTATAATCAAGTATCAATTCAGGTAATATTTTACATATTTTATTATACCAAATAACGGACCATGTATTCGGATCTTCGCGTGGTAACTTTATAAAAAAGTAAGGTTTAAATTCAGTTGTTAAGCAGACGGACTTACCATCATACGTCTTACCGAAAATGTGCACTAAGTGTTTTTCATCGTCATCCTCGGTTTCCCAGGTAAGTGCTTGAAAAACAACCATATATCTTATTACGTTATCGCTCAATTTTTTTAATATAGTATATTAGTAAAATATGTCAGCTGCTTTAATTGACCTCGTCTCAGTCGGTGCCCAAGATGTGTACATCACAGGCGATCCTCAAGTCTCTTTTTTTAGACAAAACTATAAACGTCACACAAACTTCGCCATTAAACCTGAACGCATGGATTATATTGGAACGTTTGGTTCGAGTAACGAAGTTGTTATTCCAATCAGGTCCAAGGGTGATCTCTTGAGTTATGTATGGATTGAAGCCACAAATATTAACCTTAAAAACGATAACGCCGCAAGTTTATTCAGCTCGGCGGCTGCACCAACAGAATTTTCTTTGTATATCGGTGGTCAGGAAGTATGTAAAATGGATTCTCTCTTTGTTGCGGGTGTACATAATGTTCTTTATAATGAATCCCAGGCTAAAGCATCTTGTGCAACTACGTGCTATGGTCCTGGTGTAGCGACTAATGCAACAAATAATATTTCTTCGGGAAGTTACGTCATTCCATTCTTTTTCAGTGAAGATTGGACCAAATCTCTCCCACTCGTCGGTCTTCAATACCACGAAGTCGAAATCAGAATCAAGTTACACTCCGCATGGACCAAACATGATAACACTACGGCTTCCATACCAAAAGTGTATGGATCTTATGTGTACCTTGACACCGAAGAACGAGAATTCTTCGCGAATAATGAACAAGAACTTCTCATTACACAAACACAATTCCAACCAATGTCTAAAACTGACACCAGTGTTGATTTAACATACTTTAACCATCCAGTAAAGGCTATACACATTGCATGTGCTGAAGACCATTCTACAAAGTACTCGTTCACGGACGCATCTTTGTACATTAATGGTACCACTCTTTTCGAAAACATGACGTATGAGTATCACAATAAAGTCGTGCCATCGAGACATTGCTCGATTCTCCCGGAAACGCTTAGTGTTGAACCAGTAACAACATGGCCATTCTGTCTTACGATGAACAAATCACAACCAACTGGTACCTTGAACTTTTCGAGAATCGATAATGCTAAAATTACAATTAATGGGGGAGACTCTGGTGATACTCCAGCGGCTCTCAGAGCGTATGCGGTCAACTATAACATTCTCAGGATTAAGAATGGTATGGGTGGTGTCGCTTTTGGTAACTAAAATTTTACATTATACCCGTCGAACCAAATCCTCTATTCGCGCGCATGGTTCTTTTTAATTCACTCACTTCCTCAACAAAAGGTGTCATACACTTTTCTAAAATTAATTGAGCAATTCTATCACCCTTTTTAATTTCGTATGGAACAACCCCGAGATTAAATAGGTTTACCTTCAATTCACCGGTATAATCTGGATCAATAACACCCGCACCAACGTGGATACCGTATTTTACAGACAGACCCGATCTAGGCGCTATTCTACCATAACACCCAGGTGGAACAGTCGCACAAACACCTGTACTCACAATATTACGTGCACCAGGATCAATAGTCAATTCATCGAGACTGTATAAATCATAACCAACAGATCCAGGTGATCCACGTGTCGGTAAAACTGCGTCTAACGTTAACCGTTTTATTTGGAGAGTTTCAGAGGATATCATCTTTATTATTATAAATAATTATTTCTTTATATAAATTAAATATAGTAATATATAAATGACCTTGGAAATAGTAACTTATGCGAATAAATCGTCGGGTATGTTCGAAGAACTTGTAAATAACGAACACGGTGTTAAAGTAAAAGTTCTTGGTATGGGTAAGAAATGGAATGGATACATTGATAAATCTATTGGTCTACTGGAATACATAGAAACAAAAAAAGACGATGATATAATTGTTTTTGTCGATGGATTTGATACAAAAATAAATAAAGATATTTCAAACGTTAAGAGTCTTTTTGAGAGTTACGAGTGTAAAGTACTCGTATCAAAAGATCCTCAAATTATGAATAAATTTGGTGAAATATTTGTTTTTGGTAATTGTAATAATAATGAAGTAGCAAATGCTGGTATGTACATGGGTTATGTGAAAAACCTTAAAATCGTATTAAAAGAGTCTATACAAATGAAATGTGTAGATGATCAGGTTAATTTAAATACTTTATGTAAAAAATATAATTTCATAAAAGTTGATGATAAAGAACTAATTTTTAAAAATTTTAGTCCTTTAGATAAAGAAGAAAGTGTAAACGCGACATTTATTTCTTTTCCAGCTAGTGTAAATGAAAGTAGGTGGTTTAGAATGTTAACAGAATATAACCAATTTTATTACATTTACATTTTGTTAATAAATATCACTTTACTCGCACTCTTTCCCAAAAAACAAAATTATTTATTGGGTTCGTTGTTACTTTTTACTACTTTTTACGTGTTTTATGCCGATAAAAGCTGCACAACTTATTAAAATACACAACAAAAACAACACTAAATCTTCGACAGATACTTCGTAACCTAATACAGGTATTCTAAACATGCGATAATCTTTGTAGTGACAAGCGGTTTTCTCACCTCTATTCACTACCTTTTCCGTAATTTTATCATATATTTTGTTACAATTTCTATTATACCTATTTGAACTAATTTCACCACTCATTTCATATTTCTCATCCGTCCAAAACGAATTTTTTTTATCTATTTTTTTATTTAGATTTTTCATTGTTGTTGTTTGTACATCGTAATGAAAAGAATGTTTGTAGTTTATTATTTTTTCTGCACCGCCTCGTGTAATAAAATATGCAGCGGTCGAACCAGATAATAAATACGGATCACCACCCTCTTTAGGACATACACCATCACAATGTAAACTTAAATAGTCCCAATCTATATTTTCAAGTTTCTTTTTCAAGTGGACAGCGTTAGTAAATAAAGGAAACGCATCATCTTCTAATATAAGAGCACATTCATTTGAATCGTTCTTTAAAAAATGTTTAAGTGCCTGTATATGACTATACGTACACCCAATAGCAGATCTAGGCTTTAATAAAGGTGTTGTTCTAACAAAATGTTTGTGTAATTCACTTTTATCAATATCTTCAAATTTATATCCACTAATACGAAATGGGTATATCCCAACCTCATTAAGTTTCTTTTCTTGAACATCGTACCGTTTCTTTTGAGAATCCAAATTTATAACATATGTATTAAAGTCCATTTATTTATATAAATATTATATTTTACACTTCAGTGCTGCAAAAATGAGCCATGCAATTACATGATCGACTGAATAATGTTCTCGAGACGCCACAGAAAAAATAGATGTTAGTATTGGCCATACTGGCCACAAAGGTGAACCAATATGGTACGAAGTTGTTATATTAAAAGCGGCATGACCAGAAAACATGTAATCGTTACAAAAACCAAATGGTGGTTTTAGTTTACACTCCTTTGACGCTGGTAATGTCGTGACGTAATTAGATAAAGCTCTAAACATGTACATTAACGTTAACATTGTTAAAAAACTTTGTTTTTTAGATTTTCCCCATGAATTCCATGAAAATATGACAAAAAGGGAAGGTATAGCTAACGCATAATCACCTAAATGATCATATTTTTCCAAATTTGGTAATATTTTGAAACCTAAATCATATACTCGTTCACCTTCTTTAACATTTCTTTTATAAGAAACATAGTATCCAACTAACGCATTAAAAATTAATGCTAATAATGTTAATATATAAAGAAACATGCTATACTATATCCTGAGAATATATATTAAAAATAACAAACTATTATAATATAGAAATATGAGTTTGAAAATTATAATGGGAAATATGTTCTCTGGTAAAACAACTGAACTCGTTCGACGTTTGAAAAGATATGATATAATAGGAAAACGTATCATGGTTGTAAACTCTAATAAAGATACAAGGTCTCCATACGAAGTCTTACAAACACACGATAACACTAGATATAAATGTATAAAAATAGATGATTTAAGTAAACTCAATTACGAAAGTGTAGATGTCATAGCTATAGACGAAGCACAATTTTTTATAGGTTTAAAAAAATTCGTCGAAAATGTACTCGAATCTAAAAAAATTATTATATTAGCAGGTTTAGACGGTGATTATAAACAGAGAAAAATAGGTGAAATTATAGATTGTATACCACTCGCAGATAAAGTTTTTAAAATATCTGCGATGTGTATGGAATGTATGGATGGAACGCACGGTCCATTTACAAAAAGAATTGTAAAAAATGAAAAAATAGAACTTATTGGTGGTAAAGAAATGTATAAAGCTGTGTGTAGAAAACACTTATAAAAGTTTTATTTCATCATCCGTAAGACTAACATCTAAATATAATATTGTTCTATTCTGTTCAGATTTATTATCTGCAAAATGAGGAAAAGTCGAATCAAACGTTACAGATTCGCCGTTTTTAACTTTTATTTTATTATTTTTCATGTAAAGATGGCATTCATCCGGTACATCTAAGCCTAGATTATAAGCAATACGTTTAGAAGATAAACCGGTTTCTGCATCTACGTGAATTCCAAGTGTAGTTTTGGGAAGCATTTTATTAAAAGCAGCTACACGTACACCTTCTATATTTGAAAGAAAAGAAAATGTTTTTGGGCAATGTTTACAATTATTATGTATAGGAATACCATCGTATATGATAGGCCAACTTATCCACGTACTCCCATCGTCATGCCAACTCTTAACCCAGCCGTATCCATTTTCAAATTTTTTTACTAATTCGAGTGGTTTATTTGTATCACACCATTCCCCCTTCCCCCTTGGTTCATCTTGTATAAATTCAGGTGGTAATAAAATACACTCATCTTTTAAAAATATATAATTATTTTCTAATATTTTTAATTTTTCAGGTGTTTTAAATTTCATTTATAATAAATAACAATTTCTTTCCTTAAATCATTTAATATATTTTCGTATTATATACAAATGACAATTCATTCTAAAGATTCTAAATTAACCGATACACAAGTGGCTATACTCACCTTACCAACACTCATGTTGATTACAGTTGCACTTCTCATTATCTTAAATAAAAAAATAAGAACTAGTCCAGGTGCATATTTATCTCTCGCACTAGGATCAGTACATTTATATCACCACTATACGCTCGTAAAATTACAAAACAAACACTAGATATATAAAGTAATAAATAGTATACTATATAAATGTTTATGATTGAAGAACCTTACGGAATAACCCAGTTCCAGGCTTGGTTAATATCACTTACTCTCGGAATTGTTCTCTATAGAAGACATAAACGCGGTGAAAATTATATTCAATAATAGATCAATTACATATTTTTATACCAAAATTACCCTTTAGTATAAAAATATCAGGTTACAATAAGAATGAGTTCTAAAAAAAATAAAGAAGAACTTACAAATAGAGATTTTTTCATATCAGGAACACCCTCTAATAAAATAAATACAATAAATCAGGGTGTTAAAAAAACACCTCCTGCACGTATACAGGCACCAAGTAACAAAGTCATTAAAAGAAAAATGATACCCGAAAAACAGACTGTTAAAAGAACACCAACCCCAAAACAATCTATTAAAAGAACACCAACCCCAAAACAATCTATTAAAAGAACACCGACACCTAAAAAACAAACTGTTAAAAGAACACCGACCCCTATAAAACAAACTGTTAAAAGAACACAGACACCTACAAAACAATCTATTAAAAGAACACCGACGCCTACAAATCAAACTGTTAAACGAGAAAAAGGACAAACAAAACCTAAATTTTCTCTTAAAATTAAAACGAAATTTAAAACGAAATCAAAAACGAAAACAAAAACGAAAATGAATAATGATAAAAAAAACACTATTTTAATAACAAACGGATTCACAAAAAAAATTAATACACAACCTCCCGGTGTGAAGAAAAATGTTACAAAAGGTCTCAGTTATTTATACGCGAATAAGAAACTTTTATCAAATGCATATTTTAAAACCAATGGCCCAAAATTTAACAATCAAAATAACTTAAACTCGTATTTGAATAAACGAATAAATATATTAAGTTCAAATAAGCAACATTTATCATTTAAATATCCAACAGTTGATTTAACTTCTAAAAATAAAGATTTTGATATTAATCTTTTATTTTTATTTTATTTGGACATGATACACGATGGAACGATATCAGAAGTTACTTTCAGAACATTTTTAAACGGTGATATTAAAAAAATAATATATGGAGAAGATGTTATTGATTTTAGAATTACTACCATGATGAAAAAAATTATAGAAATCGTAGTAAAACCCCAGAAATCATCTATTAAAATAATTAATAATAATGACGTGATAGCAGAAAAACTCCAAGGTGGTTTCGAAAGCATTTTAAAATTACATCTCGATGAAATATTTGACAAAAAGTGGACCAAAACTATATCAACCAGTAGTACCGACTTTAAATATAATAAAAAATTATATATTTCACTAGACTCTGAAAGAAAAGATGACAGGGCTTCAGGTTCTCCGGGTATTATCTCACGCTTATTAGATAAATCTAAGAACAGTCAGGAAAGGTATATAAAACGATTCGAAACAGTAGGAAGTATTACAGATCCAGGTAAATATATGGTACAAGCTGGAATAAAAGATAATATAATGAAATTAACTAGCAAACAATATGAAAGATCTTCATCAAAATGGTGTCTTCAATTAATGACTTTTAATATCAATAATAAAATGAAAATTGAATTAGGGTTTGACGAAAAGGAAAGAAAATACACCTTAGATGTGAATGAATATAAAGTACCAATTGGTATGGAATCCACAACAGCAAAGGGATCTAAAAATGTTAAAATTAAAATTTCGAAATTATTGGGTGATTTTATACAAGTGTTATATAACGTGTCTCTAATGAAGGAGTATATAAATTCTAAAAACACACCTATCACAGATTATTTATGTTTAGGTACAACAGATAGTAATTTATCACTCGTCTATGCGTTCATGGTACACGAAATTTTAAATTATAAACCTAAAATTATTGTGGATTTACATAAAAATAATAGCGTTATTTTATACAATTTAAATAATCATATAGAACCCAAATATCCTAACAGTGCTCGAACAAATCAAACAGAATGGGGTTTAAGAACAGCTGGTCAGACTACCGTTAAACAAACCAAAAAACGTGCCAGAGTCCCACAATCAATGTTGTCACCAATTCCAGAAGGAAACAATAAAAATAATAATAATAAAAATCGACAAACAAAAAAACAAAAAAAAGGCATTCTTGCATCAATTGCAAAAAAATTTAAATTTATATAAAAAAATATTAACTAATAATAAAAATGACCCGAGTTCATTTAAAAAAGAGTCCTAGATTCGATAAAAAGTTCCGCGTAACGTTCGAAAACGAACGGTTCGTTGATTTCGGTGCTAGGGGATACTCAGACTATACGATACACAAAAATCCTATGCGTATGCGTTCTTATGTAACGAGGCATGGTGGTTTTGTTCCACGTATGGTTCAAAAACAAACTGGTCCTAAACTCGTTCACATAAATATGCTTGATGTTACAAAAAGCGATAAAGAAAACTGGGGTAAAACAGGTATCTATACGGCAGGGTTTTGGTCGCGTTGGCTTCTTTGGAGCCAACCTAATATGGAAAGTGCTAAAAAATTCATGTCTAAGAAATTTGATTTAACTTTTCTTTAATACCACGTTTTTTAAGGTTCGCTTTCAAATTCATCATTAAATTAAAACGAGTGTCACGTTTCATTGGTTTATTTCGTGGAATTGGTGGTACTGGAGGTGGTACAGGAATACGAGGTCGAGGAATATTTACTACTTTAGTAACACGCATTTTTGCTGGTTTAGAAGTAGTAGAAGACCTAACCAAACCTTTACACATTCTAATAATTCTTCGTGTTTCTTGAACTTGATTCGTAAGAATTGCATCTTTCTCACTTAAAATCTTACGACGCAATTCCTTTTCGGTAAGTCGTATACGTTTACCTTTAACCATTTTTGTGAGTCTAATACCCATTTTTTTAGCTTCGTCCTTTTCACTTTTCATTTATATTAACATAGAAAATATGTTAATATATATGAATTCATTTAATTACTAATTTATTCTTCATTTGAAGGGGATTCGTCGCTAGAAAAACGACCTTGTGCATCATTTATAAGAATACCTGTAAAAACCCAGCTTATAGCACAGCACCCTAAAATAATACCCCATACCATTGGTACTTTCGCATAGGATGGCCACGTAATTAATTTAGACCATATTGTTGTAGAACATAAAACCATAAAAATAAATGACAATATAGTCGTGTTTCCTAACGCCATTTTTTTAATAATAACTTAGAAAAAATTATCTGTTCTATACATTTTAGCCTGAAAGTCACCAGTTTGACCCAAAACAGAAACATTTTCGTTACCGTATAATTCACTACATCCCATGTCTTCCATACAATCACGATCACCAATAGTTACAGGTAAAGAATATATTTGGTCACCTGGTGTTGTCGTATAATAATTATACCTATCACGTCGACCTCTAACTTCTTTACCGTATAAAGGTAAAGTTTCATCGTCTGAACCTATTAAAACACCCATTTGTTGAATGTGCCCAGGTTTATACTCCTTTATTGGGGGTTGTCTATATTCTTTTTCAACTGGAATTTGTACTGGTACTCTAACTGGAACTGGAACTCGAACAGGTACCTTCTTTTTTATAACAATTGGATTATACAACTGATACGCTATAACCACTATAAGAAAAAATAAGGAAATACCTAAAAGTTTATTTTTAGTACTCTTCTTCATTTATATTTACGTAGATAATTTCTTACGAAGAATAGGTTCTAAATTTATTCTATTGAGTCTATACTGAACAAATAGCCAAAGGAAAAATAAAACGCTTTTTAAAAGATTGTTTGCATCTGTATCATCCATTTTATAAATGGGTCCCATAATTTTACCAAAAAATGTATTTTCTTTCTTTTCACCTGTTACAAACATTTCCATTTGCGTTAAAGCACAAGTATCATCATTAACTGACCAGTGAAAGAAAATGAAGGGAACGACTAACGAATAAAATTCGAGATTTTGTTTATTTTTCATGAACGGAACAACGAGTAAAGTTAAAAAACAAACCAAGTGAATAAAGAATATAATATTCATATCTATTAGTATGAGCGAAGAAAAGAAACTACCTAAAATATGGCACCCTCAACAGGAGAAGATACTTAAATCGTGGGGTGAAGCCTCCGCCTGTTATAGATATATGCATTACCAAGCATATTGTTCGTATAAAAATCAAAGTATGAAATTTACAATACCACTTATCATAGTTAGTACAATAACAGGAACAGCGAACTTTGCACAAGAGACATTTCCTCCAACAGTTCAGCCATTTGTACCATCAGCAATTGGTGGTCTGAATCTTATAACTGCAATTGCAACAACTATCATGCAATTTTTAAAAATAAATGAATTGATGGAAGGTCACCGTGTTGCATCTATACAATATGGTAAAATTTCAAGAACAATACGTCTTGAATTAACACTCCCACTTTCAGAAAGAACACAAAATGGTACAGTCATGATTGAAAATATGCGCGCTGAGTATGACCGTTTAATAGAACAATCACCAAACGTACCTAAAAAGATTTTAGACGCATTTGAACGTGAATTTCCAGATGATCAAGATTTCTTCAAACCTGAAATTATGCATATACAACCAATAATACCATTTAAAGCTATAGCTGAAAATGCGGTAATCACTAAACTAAAAGATGCAGTTGGAGGAACGGCAAAAAGAGAATTAAAAAAAGAACTCGACGAAATTCGTGGTACTGTTAATAATGCAAAGAAAACTATAAAAGCTGACATAGAAGGTAAAAAACAACGTGAAGATGAAATTGCAGATTTAAAAGGTAAAGGTCTTGTAAGTCTGAAAGGTGATTTAATGAATGAACTACGAAAACGAACAGAACTCATGGAAGTTTTAACAGAAGTTCCACCGTTAGAAGAATCTACAGAATCTTCGAAAGACGATTCGAAAGATAAGCAATCATAATAAACATGGATAAGTTAAAGAAACCGATACACATTATATAAGGAATAATTTTCCTTTTTAAAGGATTTATAATTTTTTTTTGAAGTGTATCACTGTTCAAAACTAAATCTAATGCCTGAGTAGTAAGATCATCATCACTTTCATCCGACATGGATTCTTTTGTTACTATAATAAAACCACAAAAAAAGAAAAGCGAAATTTCGCTTCACGATAAAGAAATAGAATTATTAAAAAAATATATACAAGAAAATAAAAATGTATTTTTATGCGGATCGGCTGGGTATGGAAAAACGTTTATTCTAAATAGTGTTTTAAATGAATCAAATAGTGTTGAAATATGGGATGAACCTCTGCGTAAAAAAGATATTTTTTTACCAATGTTAACGAAATCAAATATGAACGTATATATAGAAGATTATGAAACCGATATGCTCGTACAAAAACATTTAATTGAAACTGTTTCTGAAGGTGGTAAAATAACTCAAAAACAGCTTATAGTTACATCTAGACATGTACATTTTATGGAAAATTTTGTTACCATTATCATACCTAAAACTAAACCTGAAGAAATTGCAAAATTAAAACCTGGTCACCCAAATTCATCGTTATCTTCTCACAAATGTAATGGAAATATACATAACTTTTATCATTTTATTGATTTTCCATATGATAAGGATATATTCAAAACACCAAAAGAAATAGTAATTGATCTTTTATGCAACTCTGGAGATATAAATATAACAGACTCTCTTTTTGAACATGGTCATATATGGTCTATAATACAAGAAAATTATCCAGATAGTATAGAAGAAAATTACGATAAAATAGCATATTCACTTTCACAAGCAGATTTATATGATGATGAGTTATATAAAGGTGATTGGGATATAATGCCTTATTTTTCTTTATGTGCCATAAAAATACCTAGAATGTATTTTATAAAACCATTAAATAAAGATAATATAAGACCAGGTAAGTTTTGGACTAAATTTGGTAATCAGAAAATGAGATACCAAAAAATTAAAAGTATACAGGGACGCGCAAATTCTAAATTAAATCATCACGAATTTAACATTTTAAGAGAATATGCAAAAAAAGGTGACGTTTCTAGATTTAAAGAATATAATTTAATACCTCAAGATTTTGATGTAATGAATCATTTAGGATTACACAATAAACTTAAACAAAGAGAGGTTACAAAAATAAAAAAGTTGATTAAAGAAGAAATAAGTAAATAGACAAACCAAAACAATGTATAACTCCACTAATACGAATGAAGAAGAAGATTTTAAAATCACTCGAGTTATTGGTAACGAAATTTTATATTACGGTGAGATAACAAATGAAGATATTCTCGAATTTATTGAGGTATTTAAAATACTCGAAATTAAACTTCTTAAACAAAAGGCGGAACTTATGGGGTACGAACCCGTTATTCGGATACATATATGTAGTGGAGGCGGTGACTTATTCGCGGGTCTGAGTGCAATGAACATCCTCGAAAAATCACGCGTTAAAGTTATCACGATCGCGCAGGGTGAGTGCTGCTCGGCAGCAACGTTCCTTCTTTTGGGTGGACACGAACGTCTCATCGGTAAAAATGCACACGTTCTCATTCACCAAATATCCACGGGTGGATTTTGGGGGAAATACGAGGAAGTTAAGGATGAAATGAAAATGTGTGATAAACTCATGAACATGGTTAAGAAAACCTATACGGAGAAAACCAATATTCCTGATAAACAACTTAAGAAACTTATGAAACGTGACGTTTACCTCGACCCTAACGAGTGTATCAAATACGACGTCGTTCGCGGTCTTGACTAATATCGACGTGGCGTTTATAAAGACCAATTATGGTCGCAATTATTAGAAACAAACAAATCGTATTTGCATTTAGTGGTATAACTGTATTTTCTGGAGGTTTGAGTCGTTCCATTCTGCTATAGTCGACGACGGGTATTTTATCCGCCATACTCTACTATACCTGAATAAAAATTTCAATCACAAAAAACACAGTTAGAGATTTTTTTATAGTATTATTTAAATGAAAAGAGTTGCTATTGATATCGACGAAGTTCTCGTCTCGTTCGTAAGACCTATGGCAAAGTTCCGTGGATACAAAATGCCGACCACCCAAAAGTACCCGTACGTCTATAAAGATATGTTTAACATTACCGAACCCCAATCGCGAAACATGGTTCATGATTTTTACGAATCCGAGGCGTTCGCGAAACTTAGACCTATCCCGGGTGTATGTAAACAAATGGGACATTTACGCAAACACGCCGATACAATGTATATCGTTACGGGTCGCCAAAGTTACGCGCGTGATCAAACCGAAAAATGGCTCGAATACTGGTTTCCAAATACATTCGATGATCTTATCATGACCAATAGTTATACGGATCACGAAATCGAGAAACACGAAATCTGTCGAAGTCTTGCCCTCGACTCAATCATTGATGATAGTTTCGACGTGTGTACCAAATGTAATCGTATCGGTATCGATTCGTATAACATTATCGGGTACGGTAAAATACGGTACCCGTGGGCCATTGAATCGAATATGCAAAGAGTTTGGGGTTAGACAATTCCAGACATATATATAGAATTTAACCAGTCATTATCGTCATTTATACCTCTAAATATTATAAGGTTACCATTTATACACACACCACTTGGATTGCTAACAATAGCAGATGCACCACCACTAGACGCATTACCCTGTCTTATCTCAAAATGATAAGGTTTATTATTAGCGTCAGTTTCATTATCTGTTCTTACATCGTACCACTTTCTTTCTACGACATTAAACTTAACTCCACCATCAGTAACAATATTACCACCACTGGTTTTCCATATATAGTTAGCATAATCACCTGTAGTATCTACATACTCTAGTGTTACCCCACTAAACGAATTTAATACCCCTTCACCTGTAAAGTTTGGATTTGTAAACGTAACCAAGAACGATTTCGCATAGTTCCAAAACTTAAGGTTCTTAATTAACCCGTTATAGTCTTCACCAATTTTTATCGTCTTCGCACCCGACGCGATCGTCGGGGTTGTTTGTGAGATTAAAGCTCCGTCCACGTACAAATTACTCGTCGTCCCGTCATAGTTTGTCGCTATCGTATATTCACCCGAAACCGTCGATGCGACCAGTGCGTGTGTACCATACGTAAGTATGATACCACTGGTCGAATCCGCCACGTTTATAGATCCACCCATACCGGAATGGGCCCCACAATAATAGTAAAGTGTACTTGGCGTGTCCGCATCAACAACAAACTCACTCGTCGCACCCGAAACTCCTGGGACATAGGTTGGAGATGGTGTTGTTGTCCACCCACTCGTGTATTGAGAAGGAGACCCACTCGCATGTGTCCCATTACTCGTTTCCGATAAACGTATAGGGTGATTCGTATTTGTAGAATCAGATTGATCAAACGTATACGTA